TGCCCAGGCCGCCACGGCCCTTACTTGGCTTTTTTGGTTTTGCGGGTTTTCGTGGTTTTTTTCGTTCCGCCACTGGTTTCTTTTCGGTAAGGGACTTTACCTAGCTTGGCCATACGCGCTTTGTACTCGCGTACCAGCCACGCATTTGCATACGCGCTCGGATAAACCGCGAACTTGCGCTTGGCTTCCGCTTTTACGCGGTCGTAAAGCGCCCTATTAGTTGGGACGTCTTCACTGGCCACAGCTGCACCGCATCTTTTTGCTGCCTTTTTTCATGCCCTTTTTCTTCTTGGGCGGACGGCCTTTTTGCGTGCCGTAAGTTCCCGGTCCCTTAGGCATAACAAATAAACATGGAATACACCCAGTTTAACTGCCCTTAGAGGCGTATTCCAGCGTTACTTGACGCCGACTGCCCTCAGGTGACTTCCAGCGTGGAAACTTGACCAAAATCGACGGGTCCAGCACCTCCTCAGGTGGTTGCAACGTCCTCCAACGGTGGTCACAGTCTCGGCAAACACGATCTCGTACTGAATCCCCCTCCTGTGACGTGTACTTTCCCAAAACACGGGTGTCCTCTGACCCACATTCGGGGCAGCGAGGCGCATTCAAAGCACGAAACATCCTTAATACAGGCGGTATGTCGTAGTCCCCATGGCCTCAGGCTTGGCCAAGTTGAACTGCTGAAGGACAAGATACCCGAAAGCGTCGAACGCATGGTCCACTCCTAGATTTTTGTTAGGAAGACCAGTGCCTGGTGCATAAGTCAGTGTTCGCAACGACTTGATCAGCTCCTTACACCTTGGATGGATCTTGACCCGTCGCGTTCCAGAAGCATCCATTAGGCCAGTGTTGACCGCTGTAATCTTGTCGCGGATTTTCCACGGCGATCTGGGGCTTTGAACCGTAAAGCCACTGCGCCTGAGGATTGCGTGGTCCGTTACGCCCACACCGCTTGTTTTCCTTGCACCGCCTGTTGGGTCAGGACAAGCAATAACTCTGCGATCCACCCCATACCTACGGGTCACTTCTTCCGCAAAATCCCAGGTGGTGGCCCCACCAGTCAGCATGATCTCGTCAAACACATATAACGTGTCCTGATCCTTGACCGCGCAGATGCCACTCATTGGATCCACGTTGAAGTCAACGCCCAGCAGCAATGGCTGGATCGAAATGTCTTTTGCCTCCGTTGAAATGTTGTCGTCGGAAAAACTGACCGCGACCAGACCAGTTAGGTTCTCGAAGGACGCTTCGAATTCCTGGCGGAACGTGCGCGAATCAAGCTGAGCGCGGGCTGCTTCGACCTCATGCTTGCTGACGTTTCCTCCTTCAATCGTCGTATAGCACCATCGCTGCCAATCTCCCGTTTCATCTTCTGGGACATAACACCACAAGTCATAAAACCAACTAGCTGTACCGTCTGGCGTCGAAATAAACAACGCCCAACCCTCCTTATCCGCTAAAGCAGGTCGAATTACCTCAAACCACACCTCAGAATCCATAAATGCCGCCTCGTCCAGCACTACACCGCTCAAACTGCGACCCCGCAACGCCATTGCGTTCTCTGTACCCTTCAATTCAATAGTTGAACCGTTAATTAGCTCAATCCTGAGGTCCGTTTCGTTCTTGCTGTGGATCCAAACCTTTGGAACTAGCTTTTTTAACGCTCGCCACGCAATATCTTTGGCCATCCGGTACGTCGGGGCGCAATAAAAGAACGTTTCACCAGGACGTTCGATCGCTCCACGCACCAGCTCAACACAGGAGAGGTACGACTTGCCGAATCTGCGGCCTGCAACCAGGACGCGGAAACGTTTTTCGCTTGAATAAATCTGACCCTGGGCCCATCTCAGGTTGATGGGTTCTGTTTTTACTGCCATACCGCAAACATTAACTGCTTTTTTGACCCCCTACCCCCCTTGCCCCGTGCCAGAAGGGCGTGTGGGCGGTTAATATCGAAAAAACGGTCGATATAAATGGCCCTCACTGATCGCACCACACAAGCCAAGCAAGATCGGATTAGGAGGTTGTATAGAAGGCAGTTGGATGGACTGTC